CTTGTCCCGCATCGGGCGCGCGCCGAAGATCCTGTTGGCCTTCCGCACCAATACGCCCTTCGACAAGGTGCAGACCAGCGAGTTCCAGATGCTGGATGGCACCGTTGCACGGGTCGAGGTGCTGGCGACCGGGCAGCAGTTCGTGGGCTTTGGCATCCACCCCGACACCAAGGCCCCCTATCACTGGCCGGAACGCTCACCACTGGAAGTGTCCCTCCAAGACCTGCCCATCGTCAGCCGCGACACCTGCGCCGCATTCATCGCCGCAGCTGAGGATTACCTGCGCAAGGTGGGCGGCCAGACCACCAGCGAGCGGCGCGTCATGGATCGCGAGGGGCGCAAGCTCGCCGGGCTGAAGCCAAAGGAAGCCCCGTCGAACGACCTGATTGCCGAGGCCGTCGCCCATATTTCGAACAACGACCTGCCCTATGATGAGTGGATCAAGGTGGGGCTGGCCCTTTACGCCGCTCTTGGCCCCGAGGGGCGCGACCTGTGGGAGGCCTGGTCAGCCGAAGCCGCGAAGAACGATCCGTCGCATACCGCCCTGAAATGGGACAGCTTCTCATCCGTGCGCAACGTCACTGTCGGCACGCTGTTCTGGCTGGCCAAGCAGAATGGTTGGCGCGCGGTGCAACCTCGCCGGGTGCGCACCGCCTACACCAGCCGCGACGTCGGTGACGAAACCGCGACCCAAGGCAACCGCCCATTGGTCCGCATCCGTGCAGGCCAGATGCCCGAGACCATCGACGAGGCAGAGGCGGCCCTGATCGGCGCTGGGCTTGGCTTCTATCAGCGCGGCAGCATCGTCGTGCGCCCGGCCATGGTCCCGGTGGCGATCTCGGGCGGCCGCCAGATCGACGCGCCGCGGCTCGTCCATGTCAAGGCGCACCACATGGCCGAGGCTTTCACCAAGGCTGCCCATTGGGAACGCTTCGACATGCGCGCGGGCGACTGGATCAGTACCGATTGTTCGCAGCGGCTGGCAGAAACCTATCTGGCGCGCGAGGGCCAGTGGCGGCTGCCGGTGCTGACCGGGATCATCAACGCCCCGACCCTGCGCGAGGATGGCTCGATCCTCGACCAGCCCGGCTATGATGCGCAGACCGGCCTGCTGTTCGACCCGCAGGGCGAACGCTTCCCCCTGCTGCCGCGCGAGCCAGACCGCGACACAGCCCTGCGCGCGCTGGGCTTTCTGCGCGACCTGATCGGCAGCTTCCCCTTCGTCACGCCCGCCGACCGATCCGTGGCACTGTCGGCCATCATGACGACACTGATCCGCCGCTCGCTGCCCACGGCCCCGCTGCACGGCTTCAACGCCCCCACGGCGGGCACCGGCAAATCCATGCTGGTCGATCTGGCCAGCATCATCGCCACCAGCCGCCCGGCACCAGTGATCGCGCAGGGCAAATCCGAGGAGGAAATGGAAAAGCGGCTGGGCTCGGCCCTGATCGCAGGCGACGTGATGATCGCCATAGACAACTGCGAAGAACCGCTGGGCGGCGAGTTGCTCTGCCAGGCGATGACCCAGACTAGTCTGAAGGTCCGCATCCTTGGCTCCTCCATCAACGCCGAAGTGCCGAGCAACGCGACCGTGTTCGCTACCGGCAACAACCTGACCCTGGCGGGCGACATGACCCGACGCGCCATCCGCGCCACGCTGGATGCCGGGGTGGAACGGCCCGAACTACGCGCCTTCGACCGCGATCCGCTCGCCATGGTGGCGGCCCAGCGCGGCGACTATGTCACGGCGGGTCTAACCATCCTGCGCGCCTTCCACATCGCAGGCCGCCCATTGCAGACTGTGCCGCTCGGCTCCTTCACCGCTTGGTCGGGTTGGGTGCGCGACGCGTTGATCTGGCTGGGCGAGGCCGACCCTTGTGAGACGATGGAGGGCATGCGTGGCGCAGACCCGAAGCTGGAGGCGCTGACAGCGGCGCTGGAGGAATGGCGGTCGGTGATCGGCACCGACCGCGTGACCGTGCGCGAGATCATCGAGCAGGCCGCCGCGCAACAGACCCAGCTGTTCGGCAAGGCCGAGTTCGTGAACCCCGAGTTCCGCGAGGCCCTGCTGCGCGTCGCGGGCGAAGGCGGGGCGATCAATGGCACCCGGCTTGGCAAGTGGCTGTCGCAGCACCAGAACCGCGTCGTCGCGGGCCACCGCATCATCGCAGCAGGCACCACAGGCAACCGCGCGCGCTGGCAACTGGACGTCGTGACGACTGACGCCGCCACGATCAACAACGGTTCTGATCCATTCCGCAGGGTTGCCAATGCGTGACGACCAGTCCCGGATTGTCCGGTTAGGTTGGGTAGGTTGGGTGAGGTGCTCCCCACCGGTAACAATGTTTGTCACAGAAACTGTCGGTGACGTGGCACAGACAGCGTGCCAACATGACACCACACACATCGCATGTGACGTGACACTTACGGGAATGGGCCGGGATCACCTCACCCAACCCACCCAACCTAACCAGACAGATCGGCAATGGGTGGCACGGCTCGGGATGGATCGTGACAAGATCAGAACCGTTGTTAGCAAACGAGCGGTTCCTTTTGGGCCGATTTGTATGCGGGGGAGCACAGCGCATGACCCCTCCAGCGTCAGGGGGCAGAATTGACTAAACTCAACACCTCCGAAACCAAGACCGCGTTCGCCACACGCGTCGGTCTGACCAAGGGACGCATCTCGCAACTGGTGGCTGAGGGGCTGCCGGTGCGCAGCGATGGCCAGATCGACGTGGCTTTGGGCCTGGCATGGATTGAGGACAACCTTGATCCCTCTCGCCGCAACAAGGGTGGAACGGTCGCCCCTGCCCGCAGTGGCATCACGCTGGCTGAGGCGAAGCGTATGCATGAAATCGTCAAGGTGCAGCGTGCCAAACTGGCGTTCGAACGCGAACAGGGTCAATTGATCGAAACCGTCGCCGCCACCCGCACGGTGTTTGCCCGCGCCCGGGCCGAACGCGACGCTCATATGGCTTGGGTCCAACGCACAGCGCCACTTCTGGCCGCCGAGGTCGGGGCCGATCAGCGCGCAACCTTTGCAGCACTGGACCGGATGATGCGCGAACATCTCGAATACTTGGCTGACATGCCGCTGGGGAGCTTCGGCGATGGTGCCTGAGATTGACCTAGCCTGGCGGCGCGGCATCCGCCCCGAACCGCCGATCCCGGTGTCGGACTGGGCCGACCGGCATCGCATCCTGCCACCAACCTCGGCGGAACCGGGGCGCTGGCGCACGGATCGAACGCCATACCTGCGCGCGGTGATGGACGCCCTGTCCACCTCCAGCCCGTATGAACGCGTCGTGCTGATGAAGGGCGCGCAGACCGGAGGCTCCGAGGCCGGGCTGAACTGGCTCGGCTACATCATCCAGAACGCCCCCGGCATCGCCATGCTGGTGATGCCCTCGCTCGACATGGTGCGGCGCAACACCACCGTGCGGATTGATCCGCTGATCGAAGCCACGCCCGCCCTGCGCGATCTGGTTTCAGCCCCGAGGTCGCGCGATGCCGGAAACAGCCTATTCCGCAAATCCTTCCCCGGCGGCCAGTTGGTGATGACCGGTGCGAACAGCGCGGTCGGCCTTCGGTCTACCCCAGTGCGCTATCTGTTTCTGGACGAGGTGGACGGCTATCCCGGCGATGCCGATGGCGAGGGCGATCCGGTCGATCTGGCCATCCAGCGCACCACCACCTTCCGGGGGCGGCGCAAGATTTACATGGTGTCCACGCCGACGCTGAAGGGCCATTCCCGCATCGAGGCGGCCTATCTCGACAGCGACCAGCGGTATTTCCACGTCCCCTGCCAGCATTGCGGCGACATGGCCCCGATCACATGGGCGCGCATCCGCTGGCCCGAAGGGCAGCGCGACGCCGCCTATCTGGTCTGCGAGGCCTGCGGCGGTGTTCACCATGAGCACGAAAAGCCGCGCATGATGTCTGCTGGTGAATGGCGACCGACCGCGCTAGGCGATGGCCGCACGGCGGGGTTCCACCTGTCATCGCTTTATTCCCCTTGGGAGACATGGGCCGAGATTGCGCAGGAACATGCGCGCGTAGCCAAGGATCCCGCCCGCCTTCAGGTCTGGGTCAACACTAAGCTGGGCGAGTCCTGGGAGGACCAGGCGGGCGACACCGTTCCGGCCGACCCGCTCATGGCCCGGCGCGAGGATTGGGGCAGCGACCTCGCCCCCGGCGTGGCAGTGCTGACGGCGGGCGTCGATGTGCAGGGCGACCGGATCGAGGTGCAAGTTGTCGGCTGGGGCCGCGACGAGGAGGCATGGGTGATCGACTACCGCGTGCTCTGGGGCGATCCTTCCGGCCCGCGCCTCTGGTCCGACCTGGACGGCGTGCTGAACGGCACCTATGGCGGCCTGGCCGTGCGCGCCGCCGCCATCGACACCGGCGGTCACCACACCAAGATGGCCTACGAGTTCTGTCGCACCCGCCTCGCCCGCCGTATCTGGGCGATCAAGGGCCGTGGCGGCCCCGGTATCCCGGTCTGGCCCCGCCGTCCCACCCGCAGCAACAAGGGCAAGATCCCGCTGTTCATCGTCGGCGTCGATGCCGTGAAGGACGCCGTCTACGCCCGCCTGAAGCTGACCGAACCCGGCCCCGGCGCAATCCACTTTCCCCGCCGCCTTGACGCCGACTATTTCCGCCAGCTAACCGCCGAACGAGTCGTCACCCGGTTCGAGAAGGGCCGCCCGATCCGCTCCTGGCAACCCAAGCGCGACGGTGAACGCAACGAATCGCTGGACACCTTCGTCTACGCCCACGCCGCCCTGCACGGCCTGATCAGCATGGGGATGCGGTTGAACGAGGAGGCAAAGGGGGCCGAGCGGTGTTTCGCGCCACGGCCCAAGGCGGTGAACGCGATACGTTCGTCATGGATGTCATGACACAATCCAAGGCTCTAGGAAGTGTGACGCATTGTCCGTAGACACAGGCGTCACACCTCGCGAGAAAGCCGAATGACCGAAATGCTGCAGACCTTGGGAAAGAAGTTGCGATCTCGGCGAGAGGAGCTTGGCTTTTCTCAGGAAGCACTTGCCGATTTATGTGGATTTGATCGCACATACATAAGCTTGCTCGAGCGAGGCAAGCGCAACGTCTCGCTGATTAATCTTGCTCGTATTGCTCAAGGACTACGCACTTCAGTCGCTCAGTTGGCCGAAGGCATAGAATATGGCTCTTTCCCCGAACGATGAAATACACGCACTCCAAATTCAGGCTGGAATTCTTGGCCGCAAAGCGGGGCACGCGTTCGAAGATAAAATTACCGATGAAATAAATTCACTGATTTATCCATTCCCGGTAAATCAGCCTCTAAACTCACATGTTTCTATTGGAGACCCAGTCAAGACGCTCTTGGCATATGTTGCCAGTACCCTTGGGGCAACAACCGTCTTATCAGCGCGCGCCCTTTCGACAGGTGCTCTAGCTACTTCAGAGGAAGGAAAAAAGTGGCTGGAACACAACGGCGTTCCTATCCGAAGATGCAAGAGTGACCTTCTGTTGACTGTAACGACCGATGTCAATGCCGAGCGCACATTCGGCATTTCCACAAAGCAATGCAACAACAAGACACCAACCAACGCCCAACTTTACTTCACGACCGCGCGTGGATTCTCACGACTCATTCAAGACAATGGCATAGAAGTAACTGAGAATGCTGTGCTGGCGATGCGGCAATTCTGCGGTGACGTTGGGTTTAGACCTCTCGACAGTGCGCCGTCTCTGAGTGGACGTTTAACAGATCCTAGGCGCTTTTTTTGGGAAGAAATCGATCCAGATGGACGAAAGGAATGGGAGAGCCTGTTTAGCAAACAGCAAGATTTTATTACCCGCCTTCTTCTGCAGAAGGCCTATCTTGACGACCCCTTCACCCCAGACTTTGTGCTGCATAAGACCAAGAACGCTTCCTCATGGAACACAACCGAAGTCGCTGTATATAGCATTGAAGAACTGATTGCACACTCCAAGAAGTATGCGGGATTTGCCGTTAAACCGTACGCGGTGCGGAAGGGCAGCTATCGTGATCCCGTCGGCATTTTGCACCTAGCGCCCAGATTTGGCGTTGTTCAAATGCAACGGGGCGGACAAGCGCAACACCCCGAACAATTACAATTCAACCTTGAGGCTGGGTATTTTTACAAAATCAAACAAACTCGACCTTAGATGAAGGGCAATTTTTTTTGCCAATAGTGGCGGAACCGCGTTGCCAATTCCAGTTCGAATTGTTCCCAGGGAACCCCTTAGAACAAAGTCATCTGGAAAAGTCTGAATGCGAGCGGCCTCACGCACAGTCAGTGATCGAGTAGCGATCGGATGGACATTGCGACATCCGGAGATCATCCCAAATGTGGTCTGTACCGTTGCTGCAGGTTCAAGCCAAATTTGCCTCTTGTATGTAGTATTATAACCTGACGGAGGCCGAAGTGCAGGATCTTCATTTTCGTGTGCACTAGACCCCTCTGGCACGTCCCATAGCCACTCAACAACATGATCCGGGTGCTGGACCGCAACATGCATGGGATCGTTTGAGACATCTCCAGATTCCAAATAAGCCAAATCCGAACAGGCATCAGCAAACATGCGATATCGGCGAGGAACATCAAACAAGTCTGCTGAGTTGCTGTGATCCTTTTCCGGAAACGACGGTTCAGCAAATTGATCACGGCGCACACCGATAAAAAAGACCCGCTGTCTATTTTGAGGCACGCCATAATCCGCGGCATCAATTTCAAATAGTTTCGCGCGATACCCGTGTGATTCAAGATCTGATATAATATGATCGCGTACAAAGCCTCCATCTTTTGACTTCATTGAAGTCAAAAGTCTTACGTTTTCAACAACCACTACTCTTGGCCGCACAATGTCGACAATTTTCATGTACTCTTGAAATAGATAATTTCTTGGATCTTCAATGCTCCGTTTGCCTGAAAGGCTAAAGCCTTGACAGGGAGGGCCACCAACGATGACGTCAATCGGCCCCATTCGCTCACAGAAACTCCGTAGTTTATCTGGATCAAGACGAGACACATCAGAGCCAAGACGCTCTGTACCTGGAAAGTTGGCTGTATAGATTTCCGCCAATTCGTCACTTAGCTCGCAGAATCCAGCCATCTTGTAGCCAGCAGCCTCAAATCCAAGACTTAAGCCGCCAATACCAGAAAACAGGCTAACCGCAGATAGATTGCCACTCACTTTTTTTAGTAGCTGACCAAGTTCCATTCGATAATCTAAGTTTCCTGCCGTGGGTTGTACGCGGGCCGCACGAGCGGCGTCACGTCGATTCGCTTTATACGAATGGGATCGATAGCGCTTCTTTCTTGAAATACTTTGCTGGTAATCACTAGAATTTAAAACAATCTCTGATACCTGCCCCAGTGACACACTATCGAGAGATAACTTTCCCAGTTCGTATGCGGAGATCTTGTGTTGATCTACGCCTGACAATTCCGAAAGCCTTGCTTGCGAAATTCCAAGATCGGATCTGCGCTGTCGTAGTTCTTCCCCGCTCACCAACATGTCGTTTTTTCTCCAAGCCGAGTTGGCCAATTCCACTGTGTGGACTACTAAGGATTCTGAGTCGTCTCAGCAACCGAATATGCGGAAACTTGACTGAAGAGCGGCCAGTTCCACCGCGTTCTCAGCCGCCTCTGCACCCGTTCGTTTGACATTATGGGTGGCAAACGATGCTCCGAGGGTAGCGCGGCTGCCGAGCTTTCCCGGCCCTTCCCAACGGCTCTACTACCTCGAGATCCCATTACATGAGAAACTGCGCGCCATGCGGGCTCTCTTTGAAAAACTCATCCGACGCGGGTCGACCCGTTCCTTTGACGCTTCCGGTGGCGGTCGGCGTTGGGAGGGTCAGCGCACCGTCGATGGGCTTAACACGGCGATCCTGGCGGGCGCGGCCACGGCGGCGCGTCGTGCCGGTTGGTATGCGCGCAACAACCCGTGGGTCGCGGCGGCGGTGGACAGCCTGGTCGGCAATGTCGTCGGTGCGGGGATCAAGCCGCAGTCCACCCATCCCGACCGAGCGGTGCGCGAGAGGCTTCAGGTACTGTGGCTGCGCTGGACGGATCATGCCGATCCCGGTGGTCTGGCGGATTTCTATGGGCTGCAGGCCATGGCCGTGCGGGCGATGGTTGAGGGCGGCGAGAGTTTTGCCCGACTGCGGGTGGTGGCCGATGCAACGTCTGTTCCGCTGCACATTGACCTGCTGGACCGGGACCAAGTGCCGATGGACCTCCACCGCGACATCGGCGGCGGCGCGCGCATTCGGGCGGGGATCGAGTTCAACGCCGTGGGGCAACGCACCGCTTATTGGGTGATGCGCGACCGGCCCGGCGATCCGCTGACGTCACTGCGCCTGGAACCGCTGCGCATCCCCGCCACCGACTGCCTGCATCTGTTCAAGCCTCTGGCCGCTGGCCAGTTGCGCGGCATCACTTGGCTCGCCCCGGTGCTGTTGCGCCTTCACGAGTTGGACCAGTTCGAGGATGCCGCGCTGGTCAAAGCCAAGGTCGCAGCCCTGTTTACCGGCTTCATCACGGATCCAGACGGCACGGCGGGCGGGCTTTCCGGCACCAACTCGAGCGGCGCGTTGACCGTTGGCATGGAACCCGGCAGCTTGATCCCCTTGCCGCCTGGCACCGACATCCGCTTTTCCAATCCGACCGAGAGCGACGCCTACGGCCCCTTCGTCAAAAACC